CCCTACAAGGTCTCTCTCCCCCGAGCACAGAACCGAACGAACCTAGCGAAAGCGCGAAAACCGTTGCAGCACAACGGGATTCGCGCGTTGCCATGCCCGCGAATCCCGTTGCAGCGCAAGCGGATTCGAGCCCGGCCGAATGGGCGTCGAGCGCCGACGATCCGGCGTGGTCGGCCGCGTCTTGGCTCGATCCGTTCCGATCGGTTCCCGATGACGCGACTTGGCCGAGGCTCATGAGCGCTCCGCATCCTCGGGCGGTTGGGTCGTTGGGTCCGGAGTTCGTCGAGTGGGCGCGGGACGAGCGTGGGGTCGAGCTTCGCTATTGGCAAGCGTTGGCGGCGACGCGAATCCTTGAGGTCGATTCGGCGGGCGAGTTCGTGTGGCTCGTGGCTCTGCTCTCGACGGCGCGGCAAGTCGGGAAGTCGGTCCTCGTTTGCATGCTCGCGTCGTGGCGGATCACTCAAGCGGATCGGTTCGGGGAGGAGCAGCTCGTCGTTCACACGGGTAAGGATTTGCCGGTCTGTCGGGAGGTCCAGCGTCCGTCGCGGGCGTGGGCGCGGCAGCATCGCGACGACGGGTGGAACGCGCTTGACGCGAACGGGAAAGAGGAAGTGAGCGCGCCGGACGGGTCGCGTTGGATTGTGCGCGGGAAGGATTCGGTTTACGGCTACTCGGCGAGTATGCCGATCGTTGACGAGGCTTGGGACGTTAGCTCGGCGGCGGTCGACGAGGGTCTTGAGCCGACGATGATTGAGCGGCAGCATCCGCAACTCTTGATCGCGTCGACGGCGCATCGGCGGGCGACATCGCTCTTTCCGTCGCGGCGGGCGGGCGCGATTGACCAGCTCCGAGACCCCGAGGACGTCTTGCTCCTCGAATGGTCGGCGCATGACGAGACCGAGCTAGAGGATCGGGACGCGTGGCGGGCGGCGTCGCCGCATTGGTCGCCGCGCCGGGAGTCAATGATCGCGAGCAAGCTCGCTCGGGCGTTGGCGGGTGAGGGTGACGTCGAGGACGTCGACGACGATCCGGTCGAGAGCTTCCGGGGTCAGTACCTCAACATTTGGACGCCGCCGACGGCGCGGCTTGTCGGCCGTGACGAGCCGTTGGTCGGGGTCGAGGTTTGGCAAGGGTGCGGGGACGTGAACGCGGCTCCGGCGGCCGGTCCGCTCGTGGTCGCGATTGAGGACTATTTCGGGTTGGGCGCGGCGGTCGGCGTGGCGGCGTGGGACGAGCTGACCGACGGGCGGGTTCTCGTGTGGGGTGGGACGTTCCCGGGTCGGGCGGCGGCTTTGGCGTGGGCCGAGCGGATGGTTGAGCAACGGCCGGGGTCGGCCGGGTTGTGTGGCGCGTCGTTGCTGGCGTGGGCGCAAGCGGCTCTCGCGCCGTCGTCGCAGCTGGTGCTAGAGGGCGTCGGGATCGCGCAGACTCGCGGCGCGTTGGCGGGCATGCGGGACTTGATCGCGGCGCGCCGGTTGGTTCACGACGCGGGGTGGGCGTTGACGAATCAAGCGACGAGCGTCCTCGTGGTTCCGGGCGTGGCCGGGTTGGCGATCTCGCCCCGTTCGCCGCGTAGTGATTTGCTCCGGGCGGTCGCGTGGGCGGCTCAACGGCTTGTCGATACGGGGACGGTTCAACCGTTCCGAGTGATCTAGGGAGGCGATTCGTCGTGGCGATCGAGACGGCCGAGTTCGGCCCGTACGCGGCCGGTCCGTACGCGTCGCAACCGTGGAACCGGATTGTTTGGCCGAGTGTGTCGTCGAGCGGGCTCGTGTGGGACCCCGTGTCAGCAATGGCGCTTCCGTCCGTGGGTCGGGCGGTCGCGCTCATCACGGGCCAGATTCGGCAATGCCCGCTCGACGACTATCACGGGGTCGAGCCGCAAGCGCGTTCGCGGCTACTTGAGCAACCCGACCCGGCGCAAGCTCGGTCGTGGTTCGTCGGGCAAGAGATCGCCGACTATCTCTTGCATGGCAACGGGTTGTCGTATGTGACGGCGCGGGACGCGACCGGGTATCCGTCGGCGACGGTTTGGCTCCCGGCGTCGTGGGTTTCGATCGCGTGGGACCCCGGCTCGCCGGACTACTCGACGCCGACGTATTGGGTCGGCGGCCGTCAGCTCGACAGCTCGGAAGTCGTTCACGTGAAACGGGGAGCCGATGACCGGTGGCCGGTTCGTGGGATCGGTGTCGTCGAGCAACATTTGCTCGCGCTCTCGCGGGTGGCGAACGCGGATCGTTACGAGTCGTCATCGCTCGCGGGGTCGGGCGTCCCGTCGGTCGCGATCATCCCCCCGAACCCGCGCCTCTCGAATGACGAGGCGCGGGCGGCGAAAGAGGATTGGTTAGAGCGGTTCGCCGGGCCGGACCGGTCGCCCGCGATCCTCCCGGCCGGAACGCAAGTGATCCCGCTCGCGTGGTCCCCGACGGACGCCCAGCTCAACGAGACCCGGAAGCTCAACCTCCAAGACGTCGCGAACATGTTCAACCTCGACGGGTATTACCTCGGGGCCGACGCGGCGTCGTTGACGTACCGGTCACCGGGGCCGATGTTCCTCCAACTCTTGCGGATCACCCTTGAGCCGATCATGAGCGACTTTGAGGGCGTGTGGTCGAGCGCGTGGTTGCCGCGCGGGCATGCGGTCCGGTTCGACCGGCAAAAGCTCCTCGTCGACGACTTGGCGACGACGGTCAACACGCTGCGGACGGCGGTTCAAGCCGGGCTCATGTCGCTTCCCGAGGCGCGGGTCTATCTCGGGCTTACGCCGACTGTCGAGGACAACCAAACGCCGGGATCGGATCTCGTTTCGACGACGAGCCCGGTCGCTACCGAGGGAGAGACGACCGATGTTCAAGCCGCATGAGAGCCGAGCGCCGGAGGTCCGCACGTACCCGCCAACCGAGCTGCGCGTCGTTAACGTCGAGACGAACGGCGCGCTAACCGAGTTGGCCGGGCGGGCCGTCCCGTACAACGTCGAGACGAACGTCGGGCATTACCTAGAGCGGGTCGCGCCGGGCGCGTTCTCCAAGAGCATCCGGGAGGCGGCGGGCGGGTTGCCGCTCTTGCTCTGGCACAACTCGGAGTCGTGGCCGATCGGCCGCTCGATCGGGTGGGACGACTCGACCGGGGAGGGTCTCGACGGGCATTGGCGGCTCGACGATTCCGACGTGGCCCAACGCGCGGCTAAGCAAGCTCGCGACGGGTTCCTCACCGGGCTCTCGGTCGGGTTCCAACCGTTGCCGGGCGGCAGTCAATGGGAGTTCGTCTCCGACGAGGAGTGGGACGCCGGGCAACTCGACCGGGTGACCCGGACCGAGGCGCGATTACTTGAGACGTCGCTTACGCCGACGCCCGCGTTCGCCGGGGCGGGCGTGACGTTGGTCCGGTCCCTCGACATGCCCGCCGAGGTCCGCGCTCATCGCCGCATCCGCTCCTCCGAGGTCGAGCATTGGCGGCGAGTCCTCGACGGGTTGCGTGCGTCGTGAATCTCAAATGGGGCGGCTCGTGCGCGTTCGGTTGCACATGCGAGCCGGAGGAGGAGGAGGAGCCGTGAGCGTTCTCCCGAGCCCGGTCCCGGCTCCGACGCCGCTCGGGTTGCGTTGGGGCGATCTCGTCCTCGACGGGATCGACGGCCCGTATCCGGTCCCGCACCCGCCGGAGTACCCGCCGCCGGTCGAGGTCACCCCGTGAGCATCGCCGACGCGCTCACTTTGGCCGGGTGGCTCATGCTCGCCTCGGCCGCCGTGATCCTCGTCGGCGTCGGCGCGAGCTTGAGCCCGCGCCGGTCGGCCGCTCATCGTCGCCGAGAGGAGGAAGAGCCGTGAGTTTCAAGCTCTCCGACGTGTGCCTCGTGGTTATCGCCGTGTTCGTGGTCTTGATCGGGCTCGGCGTGCTTCCCCCGTAGCCGACTCTTGACGTCCGACAATAGTTGGGCGGATCATCGGGCGTATCTCGGGCCGGACCGCCGCCGCCCGTGGCCGGGCCTCGCAATGAGGGGACACCACGACGGGCGTCGAGAGCGGCACCACGCGAGGACCCATTCACCATGCGTCCGAAGCGTCGGAGGTCCGATCATGCCTAACCCCGTCCTCGTCCGGCTTATGGATGAGCGCGCCGCACAAGTCGATTTCATTGACGGTTTGCTTTCGCGCGTTGAGTCCGAGCAACGCGATCTCGTTGACGCCGAGCGCGCCAACCTTGCCGCCGCCCGTGAGCGGATCGGCGCTATCGACGCCCAGCGCGAGCCGCTCGAATCGTTCGAGCAGCTACGCGGCGTCTCGGAGGAGTCGACCCGCCTCGCCTACGCGGGCGCGACCCGGACCACGGCCGAGCCTCGACCGGCGGGCGCGGGTTCCCCCGAGGTCACCTATTCGACGGCGGGCGAGTTCGTCGTCGATCTCATCCGCGCTCGCGGCTACCCGGGCCAGCAAGTCGAGCCCGACCCGGCCGCGCGGCAGCGCGTCGAGGCAGCGCTCGGCCGGACGATCGCCCATGAGGCGCGCGCGGTCGCGACCCAAACGACCGCCGACACGCCGGGAGTTCTCCCTAAGCCGATCATCGGGACCGTCCTCAACGAGCTAGACGGCGCACGGCCGTTCGTGACGTCGATCGGCGTCCGCTCGATGGCCGGGACGCCGGGCAAGACGTTCTCCCGGCCGTACATTTCCCAGCACACGGACGTCGGGCAGCAAGCAACCGAGAAAACCGAGCTGGCATCGCGAGCACTCAAGATTCTCTCGCTCGACCTCACGAAAAACACGTTCGGCGGCGTGGTCAACGTCTCCCGGCAAGACATTGATTGGACCTCGCCGAGCGCGTGGGACATTCTGCTCCGCGACTTGCAAAACGTGTACGCGGCCGAGACCGACGACGCCGCCGCCGCCGCGCTCGCTACCGCCGTAACGGATACCGTCCCGTGCGCGAGCGACTCCCTCGACGACATCACGACGGCGCTCTACACGGCCGCATTCCACGCGGCGACGGGCAACGGGACGATGCGCGCATCGGCGCTCCGGTTGCCAAACATGATTTGGACCTCGGTCGATATGTGGGCCGTCATCGGCGCGGCACTGTCCCAAGCGCGGGCGTCCGCTCCGGGATTCGTTGACGCGTCCGCGTCGCCGACGAGTTTCGTCGGCGATATCTACGGGCTCCCCCGCGTCGTTGTCCCCGGCTTCCCGCCGTCGACGATCATCGTCGGCCGGACGGACAAGACCGAGTTTTACGAGGAGCGGATCGGCGTCCTCTCGGCCGTCGAGCCCGCGATCCTCGGCGTCGAAGTCGCCTACGGCGGCTATGCGGCGTACGGGACCGTCGACCCGACGGCATTCTCGAAGGTGACCGGGTTGACCCCGCCCGTCGCCGCCGCCGCGTCGTCCGGCTCGTCGTCCTCGTCCTCGTCCTCGTCGAGTAGCTCGGGCAAGTAGCAATGACGACGCTCCCGTCGTTGGCCGAGGTCCGCGCATGGTGCCAAGTGGGCGCGACCTCGGTCAGCGACGGGCAGCTCGAACTAGTCCTCAACGCCGAGCTAGCCAATCAAGCGAAGTCGTGTCGGCTCGACGTTCCGGTAC